CTGCCAGAGAAATCAACCAAGGGAGACGCCAATCCGGGCTTAGCAATCTTGGATGATGTCTTTGATGCGTGGTCAAAGAATCAAGCAGCCTACGTCTCAATACCTATTCCTTTGCTTTCCACCGCTGGTTTTGGCTTGCCGAAGTTTGGCCTGCAAGTGATAGGAAAGGATCACGAGCCGCAACTCCCGTTAGGCAGCCTCGTGGCTTTTGCGGTTGACCTAATCCCTGCTCGTAATGATTTCTGCATTCTCGCGCGGCGGCGTAAGAAAGGTGTGTGGGTCGTTGGGTCTGGCTTTTTCAATTACAACCAAGCTGTCACGCAATTAACTAGAGACATCTTTTTAAATCACATACCCAAGGTGGAAGGTTGGAGCCTAGAACTTCACTCCAATGAGAGTGGCTCCCGTGACCCTTTCATTATTGACTGCCTCAACGACGAGTGGTTGGTCATCGGTGTCGCTGTTTATCAGATGCATTGGCTTAACACCACCCAAACTCTTGCCCAAACAAGGCTGGCAGAGCGTTTAGCCAGTCGGCATGCGATGAGAGGTCGTTAGGATCTCGACGCATAAAACCCCTCAAAAATTTTTGTCTTGCGAGTCATTCTTATCATGCCAGAGGTGCGTAACTCATGGAAAACATTATCTTTTTTCTCGCTGTTGTCAGTTGCACCATGCTTTTCCTTTGCATCGGTTGCATCATCGGAGACGGTGTTGAATGTTTGCTAAAGAACCGAAAGAAAAAAAGGCAGTCCTCAAGAGAATCCAGGACGTTAGGGACGAGCCGTGTTACCTCCGATTTCCGGGCGGGATATGTGACTCCGCCACCGTTGTCTTTGCTCACTATAGAGCGATCTCTCTTGGCTCAGGTGTCGCCAGAAAGGGAGTCTGGGGTTGTCCCGCTTGTCACCGGTGCCACGACATTCTCGACGGTAGAACATCAACCTATGAGCGGGAATTTGTGCGACGAGTTCATGCCGAGCAAACGCTACGCTACGCGGAGACATTAAGGTGCAAAGGTTCTCTGACATTCAGTTGAACTTCAGAGAAGTCGCAGAACCACAGTTTCTGGCGGACATTCTTGAGAACGTTCAGGCTGCCGTAAGAATCTTTCAGGCCGGGGGCAAGCGTCACGAGGTGACGATTAAACCACCGCGCCGATCCAACCCCCAGAACGACAAGTGGCACACGCTCATTCGGGCCATTGCTGCCGAGACAGGCCACTCCGTGGAAGAGATTAAACACGCCGTCAAGACGGAATTTCTTGGAGAGGACAGTTTTATCTTCGGTGGCAAGGAGCATTTCAGGCCACGAGAATCCTCCGGCTTATCAGAGAGAGAGATGTCCGACCTCATCACCCAAACAGAGGCACTTTATGCAGACCTATCCTGATGACTTCTGGGAGAACTTAGCCCAGGACGTTGACGTTGCCCACAGAGACGCAATGGTGGAGCTGTTCAACAAAGAAACGCTCATGGAGATGATGGGCAAGATCCACGATGCGGTAATGCAGGAGAGCCTGAAACAAGCCATCAAGACCGTAGCTGAAGAGCGCGGCGTTGATGAGAAAACAGTCATCAAAAACTACTTTGGAGGTCCCGATGCAGACGATCAATCTGGCAAACAACATTAGCCTGGAGTTTGACCCAGGCCGTCACAAGTATTACCTGGACGGCCGACAGTTACACGGTGTGACGGGTATTGCTGAGCTCACCGGGGAGAATGGCTGGCGCATACCCTGGGCTGCCAAGATGTGTTCAGAGGTGGCTGATGAACTGATTGGGCCACTGATTGACGAGGTGGAGCTGCCCAAGATCGTGCGCCAAGTCAAAGGTGCGCCCTTCCGAAAGTCATCGGATGCAATCGACATCGGTAACGCAGCGCATAGCTGGTTGGAGCAGTACACCCTCTTCCTTATCGGTGAGGCCAAAGCGCCGGCAGCTGAGAAACCTATTCGGCTTGCGTCAAAACCTGCCGCTCCCAAGAACAAAATTGTTAAGGAAGCTGTCCGCCCCTTTGTCCAATGGGTGAAGGATAACGATCCAGAATTCCTGGCCGCAGAACAAGTTATTTACTACGAGGGTAAATATGACTTTGCCGGGACGATGGACCTACGTTTTAGGTTAGGTGATGACCTGTGCATCGGAGATTTCAAAACTTCCAAAATGCTAAAGCGGGAATACATCTTTCAGCTCGGTCTGTATGCCTGCGCCATTGAGAAAACATTCCCCGACCAAAAGGTTAAGAAACTATTCCTCTTCCGTCTCCCAAAGATTGAAGGTGACGAGATGGAAGTCAGAGAGTTTCCATTCACCAAGACATTAAAAGAATGTTGTCTCGGCCTCAACAAGGTCAAACACATAGCCGTTGACATAGATCAATGGCTGAAAAAATCCTCCAAAAAAAAGGGCTGACACATGACTGAAAAATTCATTCACAAGGAAACCAAAGGATCACTCTGGCCTAACGATAAGGCCAAAGAGGAACCGGAGAAAGGCCACCCCTCAATGAAGGGCTCGTTCAAGTGGCAGGGTGAAGTGCTTGAGATTGCTGCGTGGACCAACAACTCCAAGAACGGCAAGCGTTACTTGGGTCTTGAGGTGGGCTATCCGCAGCAACCGGAACAGCAGCAACCGCAACAGCAACAGCAACAGCAAGAACCGTTGGATGACGACCTGCCCTTTTGAAACTTCACAAGATAGGATCGCCTGCAGCTATGAGAATGGAACCATCACTGGTTGAAGAACCGCGTAAGCCTGCAAAGGAATACTATCTAAGTGGAAAGGAGTATTTAACGGAGAGGGAGGCCGCGCACTATTGCGGGGTCTCTCTCGCTCACTTCAATCGACAGCGTGGGACGTATGCCATACCGACTGCTCGGTTCATGGGCAAGAAACTTTATCGGAGACGTGATCTGGATGAGATCATAGATCCTCTTTTTCCGGGCACTTTAAAAAGCCGAGTCAAATCAAGACGTTAGGACGCAAAAACTGCGCCTGGCTCTCTCTCCTACCCCCTAATTTTCTGATGTGAATCAATGAGTTATAGGGGGTGTTGACTCCTATAGTGGTACAAAGTACTATATCGATATTGGAGTTGACGGACAAGACTGAACCGCAAGGTTCCCGAGCCAAAGCAAGAGGGTGGATACGACGACCTCTCCAGCGGCCGCCGGCCCCGACACCTAGATGGATAGTTGATAGCGACAAATCAAAACAATTTGTCAGTATCAATTTTTCAATAGGAGAAGAGAAATGTTCAGACCAACATTACCGAAAACGGTGGAACGATGGATAAAGAAGAACCCACATATCGTTTCCGAAGTAGAGATTGATAACGACGATGGGTTTTGCGACGATAACGAGGGCGATTACTCGATGTGGGTTTACTTCAGACCTGGCTGGATCAACACGATGCAAGAGACCCATCACATCCATGAACCATTGGCTTATCAGGTTTTGGACCTTGCAAAAAACTTTGTTGAAAAATGTGAGTGTGATGAGTGCCTGAGTTTGATTGCGGAAGAGGATCAAACAATCAGAAACATTCCGATCACGGACAACTGTGGTGGGAAGATGGGTGAGATTCAGGTGTGAGTTGCTACATACCCTGCGCCTTACGGGGCGCAGTCATGTATCAGTTTTCAACAGAAAGGAGAACAGAAATGATGATAAAAATCCCGCTCACGTTTGCCGAGGATCACGATCTGGTCCGTGAGTTGCCTAGCGGCACCCGGATAGCTTCCGACAAGCGTCACGCAACCTATGAAGTAACCCGCGAGGACTTACTAGAGTGGCTCGGCGATGCAGAGTATTACGCAGACCTCGACTTTTGGAGAATGGCGACCAGTGGAAACCATGAAGACCTGCTTCCCGTTATCCGCTCTGCCGGACGTAGCATTCCCATCATAAAAGCCGCACTCGCAGAGGCTAGTGCATGACCACAAACGATCAACTCATAGAACTTATGACCAAGCACCGACTCACAAGCCAAGAGGTTTGTGAGTTGTTGTCTTGTTCTGTTGTTGCTGTTCAGCATTGGCGGCAAAACCCTGACGGCCCCGGCTTTAGGAATATGCCTGTTGCCCTGCTGGAACTATTGATGATTAAACTGGGAGAGAAATAATGGCGTGGAAAGAAAAGCGCGGACTGGCGTGGGTTATCAAAGGCCGCATCGATGGTAAGCGAGTGCCGTATAAAACTTTGTATGGAACAGAGGAAGAAGCACAGCTAGTAGCTGATGACTACACACTGAGAGAGAAGGAAGAAAAGCAGGGGTTTCGGAGGAAAGGATCTAGCCGCTTGGCTCCGGTTGGAGTCGGCCCAAAGTTTGAGGATTGGGCTCCTGATTATTTGGAGTGGTACGGTCTGCGATTTCCAAGATCAATCAAGAAAGTGCGGAACCACCTGAATGCAGTCATGCCGTTCTTTGGATCGCTACGGATTGCGGAAGGTCAGGAAGATATCTGGACAGACGCATGGAACCAGATGGAATTGGAACTGAGCAGGACGCACCTGCCGAGCTCAATTGATTGCTTCTTCAGGACCCTTGGTGCAGCTATGAATCGAGCCGCAAGGAAAGGCGGAGCCACCAAAAACGATAAGAAAAACAAACGGTGGAATCTCGTGGAGCATTCCCCAATCGCGGACCTCGGTTATCTGATTGAGGAAGAGTCAACGGAGCGTCATCACTTCTCTCAAGATGAGTTGGACGCGCTCTATAAAGCTGACCCCAACAACCCTAACTGGCGCATGTTTGCCAACACCGGATTAAGGACTGCGGAGATCTGTCATCAACTGACCGCTTTGGTTGGTGATGAGCAGATCCGAGTGTCCCACAACCCGCGAGAAGGCCGCCATGTGAAGAGCAAAAAGGGGAGAATCATACCCCTCTCTCCAGGCGCACAGGAGGCTCGTGAGCGCATCCTATGGGGCCATGATGGGGGAGAGTTCTTCTTTAGGCAGCAACACCCTCAGACGTGGAATAAGCAGCTCTACAAGGGTCTTAGAAAGGCTGGGATTGAGAAGGGATCGATGCACTCATTCCGCCACACGTTCATCACAATCGCTGCCAATAACCCTGGCATCGCGATCAACAACGTGAGGCTCTGGGCTGGTCACTCTGACTTAGCAATCACCCAGGCGTACATCCATGTGGTAGAGGGTGAGGAAGTCCGACAGATCGCCAACCTTGGCCTCTGACCTGCCCCCAATATTTGCCCCCTAAAGGTATATCTTTCTATAAGAAACAAGGACTTACCCACGGCTCATTATCCCCGTGGAGGTTCGAGTCCTCTTCTCGGCACCACTCTAGCCCCCTAAAACCGCCATTTTCCTAGGTTTCTGGGGGCCGCCTTTTTCCTTTGATGCAGAAATAACGCTTATTTATGCTTAATTTTGTTCCTTTTGCCCCCCATTTTGCCCCCTAGTCTTCCCTCCTTATATACCTAGACATCCTCGACACTAACAACGCAGCCTCGGGGGAAGGCCGTTATCCCATACGGCACCGGCTTCTCCTCTGCCTTTCCTTCAAAGTCATCCAGGTCCAGGGTATTGGCAATCTTGATGGTCTCGCTGTCCTCAGACACGAGCCAGCCAATCGACAGGATGTTGGGGCAGCTGATGGCGTCAGCCTTCTCCCACTCGTTACAGGCAATGACATCACGCCACGCAACCTTCACGATCCTCACGCCGCTTTGTCCAGCATCTCCTCAAACTCATAAAAAATGTCAGGAGCCTCGTTCAACATACCCGTCACCTTTGCCCACCTCACCAACACGGCCACCTTTTCCTTCTTGCTCTTTGCCTGCCGCCATTGGTTCTGATAGTCCGGGATACGGGCATTGTGCATAGAGATAACTCCAGAGAATGAGACGGGACAGGAATGTGTCCGCACTTGTGGGTTTGATTGGTGTCGGTCAGGATCAAATGGAATGGGGCTCATAGAAACTCCTCCAATTTGTTACCGGTAAACTTCTTGCAAAGGTAGCGGAGCGAGAGCTCCAAGAGATCATAGTTGCCGTCCTTGACCTCGTTATAGATCAGAACGCCATGCCAGGACTCCTTGCCTTGGGGTCCCAGATAATCCTGAGACGCCAAATAGCACGAGCCTGCAATCATTCCTCTCTGGACTCTCCCGTTGGGAAGTGTCCGCGAGGCCATGTCCTTGCCCTGTCTGTGGCCTTGCGTGAAGCTGAGTCCTACATTGCGTAGAACGTTGTGACAGTTTCCAGACCAGGGACGACTAGACATCGGATTGTAGAAGTAGTGTGCAAAATTAATGCCGCCTATCTCATTCACTTCCAGAAAGGGATAGGTGTTCCAACCATCTAAATCAAAGAGATGGTCACCCAGGATAC